GACTCGATGCGGCGCACCCAGTACCGGATGGAACAGCTGCTGCAGGCCAAGCGGGTCAGAACCGGCACCAGGCTGCCGATCGAGTTCCATACCGAGTTCCCGGTGGGCGACCAGGCCATCGCGGCGTGCACCGAGTGGGCCAACGACCAGAAAGAGGGCGGAAGACGGCCGCTGCTGATCGTCGCGGACACGCTGGCCAGGATCGAACCCAACTTCGAGGGCTCGACGTACGAGAACAGCTATCTGGCGTCCACCGCGCTGCTCGCCCGGTGGTCACGGATGGCCGAAGAGCTCGACCTGGCGGTGCTGGCCGTCCACCACGACAGGAAGGGGGAGGACGAGGACTGGGTCAACCGATTCACCGGCTCTCGGGGGATCACGGCGTCGGCCCAGACATTGATGTTCGTCGATGTGCCCCGGGGCAAGAGCGAGGGACACCTCCGGGTCGCCGGCCGCGACCTGGGAACGCTCGATCTGCGGATCGAACGCAAGGGGTGGGCATGGGTCACCCCCGATGCAGCAGAAGTTGACGCAAACAAGCAGCCCTCGTGGAAGCCGAGGGTTGTCCAAGGTGGAAGGCAGGAGCAACCATGACCGATCGGACCCCGATCTGGCACGCCATCGACGATTACATCGCTTGGGCCAGGGAACGTGCAGACCTCTCCCTGCATGAGGAGTTGGGCACGGCAACCCCGAACGACTGGCAGCGCAGCGACGACACCGGGTGTGCCGGGTACGACAAGATGGCCGAGATCGTCGCCAACCTGGTCGGCTTCGATCTGGAGAAGGCGGTCACCGTCGAGGAACTAGAGGTGCTGTGACCTCGATCCCGCCCGAATCCCGGGCACTGGTAGGTGCCCGGGATCGCAACCGGTGTCAGCGGTGCGGTGTACCGTGCTCGCCGCACTGGCACCATCGCAGGAGCCGCAGCGTCCACGACGACCATACCCACTGCAGCTGTAACGGCATTCTGCTCTGTCCGGAGTGTCACCGATGGGTCCATGCCAACCCTCGACAAGCCCGTGAGACTGGCTTCATCGTCATCAGATCGGTCAGCCTTCCCGGCCTGGTCCCGTACAAGTCCCCGTGGGGGATGCTCACCCCGAACTGCATGGGAGGGTTCAGTGCCCAATAGGCAGCCGACCATGACCGAGGCGGGTCTGCAGAAACTCATCATCCAGGCGGCTCAGCTCTACGGCTGGCGGATCAGCCACTTCCGACCGGCACTGACATCGAAGGGCTGGCGCACTGCCGTCGAAGGGCACGCCGGATTCCCCGATCTGGTGTTGGCCAAAGATGGCAAAGTCATCATCGCTGAACTGAAGACCGAGAAGGGCAAGCTGAGCCCGGCGCAGGTCGTCTGGCAGCAGGCCCTGGGTGACTGCTACCGACTCTGGCGTCCTAGCAACGTTCCGCAGATTCTGTCCGAGCTGCGTGGTAGTTCAGTCGGATTGAAGGTTGTCAGCCGCGATGGTCGCCCCAGTGGGTGAGCCGGCCTCGGCGCTCGTTCTCGGATCTGGTGAATGCCAATGCTCTCTTGTTGCTGTGGTAGCCGAGAGCCAGTGCGGAGTCGAACCGGCCGGTCAGCCGAGCCTCGTAGTAAGCCTGGCGCCACATCGCCTCGACCTCTTTGTCGAACCGTTCCTTGCAGCCGGAGAGCCAGACCAGGCGCTCGATCGCATCGGACGGGGCGGCTGAGAAGTCGATGGTCATGGTCTTGTCAGAGTCAGTCACATCGACATAGTACCTATTCTGGACTAGAATGGACTAGTCGGAAACAGTAGAGAAGGAGCAACCGATGCCGCTCACGGCAGAGCAGGTAAAGCGTTTACTCACCCCGGTCCGGGGCGACCGGGTGAAGAAGGTGCAGGGCAACACCTACGTTCCGGCCCACGAGGTCAAGGCCGAACTGACCCGGGTGTTCGGCCCCGGCAACTGGGACCACACCATCCACGACGTCGAACTGCTGTACGAGGAGAAGGACGAGAAGGATGGCAAGACCCGCTACCGGGTCTGCTACTCGGCTGCCTGCACCCTGAGAGTCCGCGACTACCAGGGCAACCCGATCTACGAGACGACCGAGTACCACGCTGAAGAGTGCGCCCCGCAGCCGAGCCGTGGGGAGGCGTACGCCAACGCGCTCACGTCGGCCGAGTCCTACGCGCTGCGCCGGGCCGCGCTCGATCTGGGGGATGCCTTCGGCCTGCACCTGTACGCGGACGGCCAGCTGTCCCCGCTGGTCCGCGGGACGCTGATGAACACCGATCCGGACTCGCCGCTGTACGCCCCACCGGAGCCGCCGACCGAGGCACAGCGAGGCGCCCTGCAGCACTCGATCGGAGCGCAGCTGCAAGGTGCCGTCGAAACCCTGCAGCGTGGCCTCGGCGCCACCCCGATCGACGACAGCCAGGAGGTCAACGCATGACCGTCGAGACCTGCGAGTCCGCTGGCGAGCACCTGCCCGGCCAGGATCACCGCTGGCAGGAATGCCCGACCTACCACGACGAGGAGCGTCGAGACGTAGTCGAGGGCCACCCGTACCCGTGCCCGGACTGCAGGCAGGGCAAGCACGGCGCCTGTGTCGGAGCATCCTGGGACCCCGAACTCGATCTGCCGGCAGCCTGCTCCTGCTGGGAGGCAAACCACGAAGGGGCGGACAGGTGACCGACGTCGCCACCCAGGACCCCGCCCTGCAGGCCATCGCTTTCGCGGTGGCCACCCGGCTCCTCGACCATGCCGTGATGACCGGTGAGGTCGATGACCACTGGCCCGACTATCCCGAGATCGGTGAGAACGACTGGATTCGGATCACCGACGCGGTCCGCCGCATCGCCGGATACATGTACCCGGCAGCGGAAGACATCGACCAGGCGTACGCAACCCTGGCCAAGAGAGCGAGCAACCAATGAGCGACGACATCCTGGAGCGGGTCAGCCCGCGTCCGATGAGTGAGATCGAGTCTCAACTAGCGGTCGAGATCTACGAGTCCCTGAGCGACTTCAACGAGAACACCGACCGCAGCCTGCAAGCCCACGACAACCGGGTCGGGGTCAGCGACCTCGGCTTCTGTTCGGAGCGCGTACGCCGGTCGATCGCCGGTGTCCCTGAGCCGCCGATCGACCGGCTACCCGCGTTCATCGGCACTGCGATTGGCGACTATGTGGAACAGGCACTATGCCGCATCTGGCCGGACGCGATCCGGCAGAGCGAGGTGGAGGTCGCCCTGACCGGCGATCAAGGATCGTATCTGCTGAGCGGCCATCCCGACATCGTGCGTCCGTCCGGGCTCGTGCTCGACGTCAAGACCAGCTACCGGCTTGGTCTGCCGCGTCGGCTCGGGCCCACCCAGTATCAGCAGTTCCAGCGGCACTGCTACGCGAAGGGCGCATACGAAGCAGGACTCTTCCACGACGGTCTGACACTCGATGACGTCCTGGTCGGCAACGTCTGGATCGACCGGTCAGCCGAGGAGCGTGACGCCTACGTGCAGATCGAGCCGTACGACCCGCTCGTCGTCGACACCGCGGCCCGCTGGCTGGACGATGTCGTTTACAGCTTCCGCCACTACGAACCAGCGCGCAAGGAACCCCCGCGCGAACTCTGTTTTGCTGCCTGCGGACACGCACCAGACTGCCGTGGGCGAGACACGGACGCGCACGGCCTGATCGTTGATCCGACCCAGGTCGCCGCCGTCGAGATGTACAGAGATGGCCTCGACATGGAGAAGCAGGGGCGTGCCTTGAAGGACGAGGCCAAGGCCGCCCTGGACGGCGTCCGCGGATCGACCGGCCAGTTCACGGTTCGCTGGGTCAAGATCGGTGGCAGCCACGTCGAGTTCGACAGAGATCCCTATGAGCGCCTCGATGTCCGCCCGGTGCGGTAAGTCACCTTCAATCGGACTGAACTATGAGCAGCAACCACGACATCAGCCTCATCGAGACGATCGAGGGCAGGGCTCAGGCGATCTGCAAGTGCGGAGCCAGGTCGACCTACACCTCAGATCGAGGTGCCATCGACGAGTGGATCTTCCATCACGAGGCCCTGGTCGAGCAGGTCAAGGCACACCTCGGGTCCCGAACGCCGTCGCTGAAATCTCAGCGCGACTGGTTCATGTCGCAGGCCGACAACACCGAGAACTCCACCGACGACAGGGACCTCTGGCGACAACTGGCTGATGAGGTCGACCGGCACCTGACAAGCCGGACACCAGTAAGGCAAGACGAGACCTTGTTCGACTGACCCGATCAGTAACAGGCTGCCTGGTAGACACCGGTGATCGGCTGATTGGCGAGCACCGATCCGTCGCTCAACCGGTACGCCGTGCCGGAGATGTGATCGGAGGCCGCCGCCACCATCACCCGGAACGGCACCGCACCCATCGGCTGGAACTGCACATTCAACACTCCCGCGCGCCCGGTCAGATCGGCGGCCGGCACCACCGAGAACACACCGTTCGCATCCGTCGTGGTGCTGATCTGGTTGGTCGTGATGATCAGTGGCAGCCCGGCCGTGTACGGGCCCGACAGCTGCAGCAGCGCGGCGCCGAGGATGTTCCACTTCGTCGTGTACGTGGCCGGCTGCCACGCCGCCCCGTCCCAGTAGTCGATCCGGCCAGCATTGGAGTCGAGCATCGACAGTGCGTTCTGACGGGGGCTCAGCAGGACGGACGACCGCTGCGTTGCGTCCACAAAATGCTGCACGAGATCCGCCACACCAGCGTCGGTCAGCCCGAGACCGGTGGAGAACGAGCCGAGGAACCGGGTCGTGTCCGCGATCGCCCCGAGCGGGGTGCCTGCCGAGCCGTCACCCTGCAGGGTCAGGTCGTGCTGCACCGCACCGGTCGGAGCCACTGTGGGTGCCGCCGGCTGCCACTGTGCTGCCGCGGAGTTCCAGGCCAGCACCTGGGCGTTGGCCGGGGTGGCGGCGCTGACGTCGGGGATGTCGTCCAGCTGTGCCGTGGTTGCCCACTGGTTGGTCACCACCCAGGGATCGGCCGAGCTGCCATCACCGGTAATGACGACGTCGAAGCTCTTCGTGTGACCGCCATCGAGCTCGGCGTCGAGGCTCAGCACGAACGGGTCGTTCGGTTGGCCCGACCCAGTGATGTGCAGCTGGCCGGTCGCTTCCATCTTGCAGGAGCAGGTAGCCCCACCACCACAGCAACTAGGCATCTCTTACTCCTTCAATCGGATTGAACTCTCACACCTTGATGATCCGGCCCGCAACATTCGGCAGTCGGAACGTTCCACCTGGCTCACCTCCGGTGTTGAAACGAGTCCCGATCACCGCATACAGATCGGGGTAGCCGGCGATCGACAAGGTCGTCCCGTCCGCCGCGTGGTAGTTGTTCGGCAATGGCACCCCGGCTGGCATCTCGGTGAGGATTCCTACCGGCGTTCCGTCCTGGACTGCCCACGGACCGAAGGTTCGCTGCCCACTCTCGTACGGATCTGAGAACTGGCGCAGGTAGGTCGGCCTCGGCCAGTTGGGAATCACTGTCGGACTCGGATACTGGGTCACCCGCTGGTAGCCGTTGCCCTCCCGGGTCGACTGGCTGGTCCCCATCCAGTACAAGGTGCCGTCAGGGCTGTTCAGAGCCCCCGGCTCGGAGTGGAAGAAGCCGTTGAAGGCCGTCTCGTTCGCATTCCAATCGGTGATCTCCACGCTGTACGACGAGATGCCCGGACCGAGCAGATCGGACGAGGATTGGACCGTTGGGCGCCGCTCCTCATGCAGCACCCGCTTCTCCATGTCCCGCATCCAGTCCGCACCGGTGATCTGGGCGCGCCAGCTGTTCGCTCCACCCATGTCAGCCCGTATCCTCCCCGGTCTGGACCGCATCCGGGTCCTGGCCCTGGTTGGGGGCCGGGGAAAGCACCACGGACACCGCCTCCGTGCCCGACTGGTAGTCCACACCGATCGAATCGAGCTTCTGCCACTGCGTCACGGGCCGTGCGGTCTGCGAGGCACGCAAAGGCAGCCACACACCGGGGATCAGCTGCTGGAATCCGATCATCACCCGCGGACTGAGGGTCGAGTTGTCCGGAATCCGCACGATCAGCGGGGATGGCCAGCGCCCGGAGATGTTCCGCTTGGCCTGTTGGGTCAGCGCCTCCTGCATCGCGGTCAATGAGGCCGGTGTGAGGGTGTCAGCACTCGCGGAGGCCGTGTCGGCGTAGGAGGATGCCAGCTGTTCGACCGGTCCGTACGGATCGGAGGGCCCGTAGGGGCCGTTGTTGCTGCTCGGCCAGCTCGGATCGCCCACCGCGTAGCCAAAGACGCCCTGGT